GGACAGAAAAGAGATGCTCAGTCAGTTCCTGGACATCAATGTGTTTGAATCTATGATCGACTTCGCTAACAACGAGATGAAAGATATCTCTGCAGTGATGAAACAGTATCAAAAAATAGACCACAGCGTAGAGATACAGAGAATAGACGAACAAAAGATCGCTATAAACAAAAAAATAGACGAATTAAAGCATAAAAAATATGATCTTGAGTTAGATAGAGACAGTTTAAATAAGAGAATACTTGAGGAGCACATTATGTTGCAAACCGTTAGCTCTAAAACAGTTAACGAAGAGCAATTAAAGGCTGAAATAGCTCAATTTAATCAACAACTAGCCAAATCAGTGTCAGACGAAGCTGTATGTGTGTTAGATTCTAAGTCTACTAAAGATGATTTAGAAGTATATGAACAACACTTAGAGAAAATAAGCGTAGAAGAGCTAAATAAAAGGCTAAAACAATTAAAAGATCTAACCAAAGACAAACAAACTATAACTATTGAGGTAAACAAGCTTAACATTCACCTTTCCCATCAAAAAGATAAGTTGAATAAACTACAAGAGTTAGAATACGACGAGAATTGCACATATTGCATGAACAATGTATTCATTAAGGATGCTATTTCTACTAAACAGAGTCACGAAGATCTAGTAAAACAGAAAGAAGTACTTGAAATTGACTTAACTATCGTAGAGCAAAGCATAGAAAAACTTGGTAATGTAGAAGAAGACAAGAAAAAGTATGATACACTATCACAAAACATCAATGATACTGAAAAGAAGTCGCTAAAACTACAATCAGATCTTCAAAAAATACAAATAGAACAAACTAAAATCAAGCAAAAGATAAAAGATAAAGAAACGGAGCTTGATACATACAGAAAAGAAAAGAAAAAGATAGAACAGAACGCTCAAGTACAAGCTAGGATAGATGCTTACGAACTTGAACATAAAATAACTGAGAATAATCTTAAGGGAGTTAACGATGATCTAACTGAAAACTTACTAAACATTAACTCGCTTAGTTCAAAAAGAGACAAATACACTAATGATCTTACTGAACTAGTAAAACTACAATCAAAGTACGATCTATATAAGATGTATAGCGAAGCAGTTCACAGAGACGGTGTACCCCATCAGCTAATATCAGATACAATACCTCAAATTCAAGAGGAAATCAATACAATCCTTCAACAGCTAGTAGACTTTATGGTAGTTCTTCACCCAGACGATAAGAATATTAATGCATACATAGCTTACGATAACGATAGATATTGGCCTATAGAACTCACCTCAGGAATGGAGAAGTTTGTATCAAGTTTAGCGATAAGATCCTCGCTAATCAACGTGTCTTCGTTACCAAGACCTAACTTTATAGCGATAGACGAAGGTTTTGGAGCCCTAGATAGCAGTAACTTAGGAAGCATAGTATCGTACTTTGATCACCTAAAGAACCAATTCAAGTTTATCATGATTATATCTCATATAGACTCAATGAGAGACGCAGTAGATCATCATATAGAGATAAATAAGATAGAAGGTAGATCAAACGTACAACACGTGAGTTAGATATTTATAAGCATGGTTAAGAATATAATAGCAATATATCCTGGAAGGTTTCAACCAATGGGTCGTCATCACTACGACGCTTTCCAATGGCTAGAAAAAAAGTTTGGAGCTGATAAGACTTATATAGCAACATCAGACAAAGTAGATCCTCCTAAAAGTCCGCTTAATTTTAGTGAAAAAAGAGCTGTAGCCAACAAGTACGGGATAACTAATCAACTAGTTCAAGTAAAGAATCCGTATAAGGCTGAAGAAATCACGTCAAAGTTCGATCCAGAAACTACAGCAGTAGTGTTTATGGTTGGTGATAAAGATATGCAAGAGGATGCAAGATTCAAAATAGGTAAGAAAAAAGACGGAGGCGATTCTTATTTTCAAAAGTACGAACCAAACAAAGAATTAAAACCATACACTGAACACGGATACCTAATCGTTGCTCCTCACGTTTCTTATGACATAGAAGGAATAGGCGAGATGAGTGGTACAAACATAAGAAAAGCGTTATCAGATCCAAAATCTACACCAAAACAATTCAAAGATATATTTGGATGGTACGATTCCGATATAGAATCAATGCTTAAAAAAAAATTTGCTACCTCTATGAAAGAGAGCAAACCTATATTCCAGATTATAGAAGAGAAGGCGGTCCTTTCTACTCTGATTCGTTCTTTATTGGTTGAGGGAGGAAATGTATTTCAAGGAACACAAAGAATCAAGTTAGCAGATATAGATCCAACGATATCTTGGCTTGAAGACAAGTCAGGACTTTCTCTTAAGGATAATATGCTTGGAACCACAGGTAAAAAAGCAGACAGTGGAGACTTAGATTTAGGAGTAGACAAAAATAAAGTAGATCAAAACTCGTTGATTAGCAAGCTTACTGCTAACGGAATAGACAAAACCGACATTAAAAAATCAGGAACAAACGTTCACGTAAAGACTCCAATAGCTGGAGATCCTAAAAACGGATTTGTACAATCAGACTTCATGTTTAATGATGATGTTGATTTCATGAAGTTCTCTATGCAAGGTGGAGCAAAAGACAGTCCTTACAAAGGAGTTCACAAACACTTAATACTTGCTAGTATAGCTAAAGCTCAAGGTATGAAATGGTCTTACCTTAATGGTCTAGTAGACAGAGCAACTAATAAAGTAATAAGTAAGAATCCTAGCGAAATAGCAACTAAGCTACTAGGATCAGGAGCAAAACCCGAAGATCTAATCAGCGTAGAAGCTATTGTAAAATTCATAAAGAGTAAACCACAATACGAAGAGTGGATAGCACAAGCAAGACAGGATCTAGCAAAAGACAATCTTGAGCTTCCTAAGAAAGAAGATCTTAAAGAGTCATTAAAAAGACTGCAAAAATTAGTCATGTTACTAGAAGCCGAATCAGCAAGAATTCAACATCCTGAAGACTTAATTTATTGGGACGGGTCGAAAGGAGCCGAAAGAGCTTTACAAATAATGGATAAGGCAGCTAAAGACCCATCGACCACATCAGTAAAATGGGACGGATCTCCAGCTGTAGTATTTGGAGTAGACGAAAACGGTAACTTTATTCTTACAGATAAGAGTGGATTCACAGCGAAAGGATATGATGGTAAAGCAAAGAGTGCAAAAGAAATAGAGACAATGTTTAAAAATAGGGCAATAAAATCTGCTGAAAAGAGCGGAACTAAACCTAATTTTACTTTTGCAAAAAGCATGGCGAATGCTTACGAAGTATTTAAAAAGTCTTGGCCAAAAGGACTCACTGGATACTTTAAAGGAGATCTATTATACCAAAGTAAGCCAGAAGTTATTGATGGAGAGTATGTATTCAAGCCAAACATAACTACGTATAAGATCCCAGTTAATAGCGAACTAGGAAAACAAATAACAAAAAGTGAAGTAGGAGTTATACCGCACGTTTATCAGTCTTTAGATGGAAAAGAATCAGGAGTAAAAGACGCAAAGCAGTATAAGTTTAATCCAGCAGGAGGACTCATGGTGTTCTCACCAGTGTTTCCAAAAAGTGGAGCTAAGATAGACAATAAGATGATGAGCGCAGCTAAATCTGCTGTCTCTAGCGCTAAATCCGCAGATAAATTACTAGATAAAAGCAAACTAAGTCAAGAAAAAATGACTGATTATGCTGACATGCTTTACAAGTTTACTAACTCTAAAGCAGCTAGTATGAATACGCTAAGCTCAAAAGAGTTCATTAAGTTTTTAGAGAATGAAAAGACGCTAAGCGGTGGTAAAAAAGCCAAAATGATAGATTACTCTCAACAGAATCAATCAGATCTAGAGAAGATATTTAATGCTGTAAAAGCGATAAACAATTTAAAAAATTCAATAATAGCACAATTAGATTCTCAAGATACAGGAGTAAAAGCTTCTATAGGAGATCAATCCGGAGGTGAAGGATACGTAATATCAGATCCATCAGGTCCAATAAAGTTGGTTAATCGCGGAGGCTTTACTGCCGCTAATAGAGCTGTTCAAAGATAAAATTATGGAAGATCAACAAAAGTTAGCGATAGCTACTAATTTTATAAGATTCGCTAGTGATTCTTTAAATCTAGAAGAATTACCAAAGGTATTTTTCATAAATGATAATAAGTGGAGTAGACAGATGAGGTCATTTGGACAGTATAATCCACAAACAAAAGAGATTCTAGTCTATATTAAGAATAGAAACATGGCAGATATTCTAAGAACTCTTTGCCATGAAATGGTTCATCACAAACAAAACGAAGAAGGTAGACTAAAGCCAGATTCTGGTAAAACTGGATCAGATATAGAGAATGAAGCCAATGCTCAAGCTGGAATACTGCTTAGAGAATACGGACAACACAATGAAGTAATATACGAAGGATTTGACAAAGAGTTTGATCATTACTTTGGATTATCTCCAAAAGAGTATATATTAGAAAACGGTAAAAAATCTTTCATAGAAGCCGTATCAAAAGCTAAGTTAGCATATATAGAAATAAAATAAAATCGTTATGAATCAAGGACAATTAAAAAAAGAGTTCACAAAGAAAGACGTGACTCGAATGAGAAATTTGATCACTGGAAAGTCAGGAGACAAGACTCAAATCCAATCTGGATACGAAAAGAAACAAGAAGATTATAAAGAAGGAGACTTTTGGCAAGATTCTAGAGGAAAAAACTGGACTATTAAGAACGGAATCAAAAGAACTGTTACAAAACTAAACAATCTAAAAAACCTTGTAGTCATGCCTTTAGCTTGTCCTAAATGTAGCAAGCATATGAAGCTAAATGATCTTAATAAGAAGATGTATTCGATACATTCTATGTGTTTTGATTGCGTTATTGATATGGAGCAAGAAATAAAAAAGCAAGGTAAATGGGAAGAGTATAATAGTGGAACATTAACAGCTAATAAGAATGAAAGCCTTAAAGATTTCGAGCAAGCTTTAGAAAGTTGGTACAAAGAAAAAGATGATTTCTTTACTGAGAACGGAGACGTAGAGAATTGGAGCGTAGGAGACAAGAAAAAAGCTTACGAAGAAATTAAACAGAAGATAGAAGAGATCAAAAACATTAAACTCTAACATATTTATAAAAAATTAGTACAAATGCCAGCAGTATCAGAACCACAAAGGAAATTATTTGGCGCCGCTCTAGCAGCAAAAAGAGGTGCAAAACCAATAAGTAAAAAGATTGCAAAGATAGCAAAACACACTCCTGAAAAAGAACTTAGTAAAATGGCTTCTAAAGATGAAGGCGTTGATGTTGGACAAGGGTTCGATAACCAAGTCGGAGATATGTATGCTGTTCAAAGACCTTATGATGGATGCGCAGCAAATAAATTGGTTCACAAAGTTGATCCACTAATGGGAATTAATGGAGCAGGAATAGATCCTACACAAGTCTATGGAGCTTATTTAGACGAAAAAGAGGCTATGATAATGGCAGAAAAACTACACAAAGAGTTTGTAGACGCTGCGATAATGCTCGAAAAGAAAAAAGACGTCGTAGTAGACAGATTAAAATCAGCTATCGATGAATTAGAAGCTAAAAGAAGCGAGAGTGTACAAATGATTAAAGAGAATCCTAAAGAATCAGGAGCTCACAAAGAAACTATTGCTCAATTAGCTACTAAGATAGATGATCTTATGACTAAACTTGAAAAAATAGAGAAGTCTAAGAAAGAAATAGAGAACAAAGAAGATAAGAAACAAGACAAAAAGAAAAAATAATGGAACCATACGGTCTATTTATAGGAACCCTAATGCAGAGTCGCAATCAGGCTCACATTTATCATCTACAAACAAATTCTTTTGCTGCTCACAAAGCTTTGCAAGAGTATTACGAAGAGATTGTAGATTTAATTGATGGTTTAGTTGAGTCCTATCAAGGAAGATATGGCATTCTTCGTGGATACACAATGGAAAATCAAATAAAAGAAGACGATAGTGCAGTTCTTTATTTTGAAGGTCTTTGCAAGTTTGTAGAAGTTATTAGAACTAAAGTACCACAAGATTCTTATATTCAAAACGAGATAGATAACGTAGTTAATCTTCTAGAATCTACAAAATATAAGCTTAAATTTTTACATTAATGAACAAACCTTCTCTGGACCAAATTAAAAAAGGCATCGAAGTAGAGATGGAGCATACTTCTGATAAGAAAGAGGCATTAAAAATTGCTCTCGATCATCTATCAGAAGATCCTATGTATTATGATAAGTTAGCTAAAGCAGGATTAGAAGAAGAGGAGATGGTAAAGTGCAAAAACTGCGGATGGGAATGGAAAGTATCAGACGGTGGAGAAGATCCATACGTTTGTCATAAGTGCGGAACAGATAACACACCAATAGAAAGTTTAAACGAAGGAGAATTCTGTCCTCACTGTCTTATAGAATATATTTTAGAGCATAAGAACATATTAGCAGAAGCCAAATATCAAGGTCGCACAGTTCAATTGGGAAAACCAATGGCTGGAGATGTAAAGAAGTTCAAAGTCTATGTAAAGAATGCTAAAGGAAACGTAGTTAAGGTAAACTTTGGACAAAAAGGAGTTAAAATAAAGAAAAATAATCCTAAAAGAAGAAAAAGCTTTAGAGCTAGACATAACTGTGATAACCCAGGACCAAGATGGAAAGCAAGATATTGGTCTTGTAGAAAATGGTAAAACTATAAAAAAATAAACATGGAAAATAGTATTTCGTATTATAGGAATAAATTAATGCAAGAAGTTGATCTTCCTGGTAATCAAGAAAAGATAGACGTTGCTGAGCCTAAAGGTAAAATAACAGCAGCTGACTTTGCTAAACTTCGCTCTAATAAAGATGTGAAAGAAGGTGTGGATATGAAAGAATTAGAAATAGAATTAGCTAGACTTAAACGTGAGAATCCTGGAAAAAAAATAACCTATGATTTTGTTACAAACTCAAAATATCCTAAAGGATATGTAATTAAGATTGATGGAAAAATACCTGATGAAAAATCAATTGATATATCAAAGGTAATGAAAGAAGAAGATCATGAAGTTTCTATGGCTAACAACAGTATAGAAACTATCATTAAAGCTGCAATGGAGCTTAAGACACAACTCGGAAATAACGAGAAAGATATTCCCGCATGGATCCAAGATCATATCTCAAAAGCTGAAAACTATATAACACAAGCTTCTCAGAACTATCACGAATACGGAGATCATGAAGTTGAAGATATGCCAGTTGATGGAGCTCTAGAAAAACTAATGGAAAGAGTCTTAAATAAAAAATAAAATAGTAAAATGGACATAAATAAACTAAAAGGACACATTCCTGATTCAGTAATTGCTCAACTTCCTGATACTATTGCAAAGTTCGAGCTTAATACTCCATTAAGACTTGCTCATTTCTTAGCTCAAGCTGGTCATGAGTCTGGTGGATTTAAACTAGTAACTGAGAACTTAAATTATGGAGCTAAAGGACTATTAGGAATATTTAAAAAATATTTTCCTACCCAAGAAAAAGCGAATCTATATGAAAGAAAACCAGAAAAGATCGCTAATTTGGTATATGGCGGTCGTATGGGTAACGGTCCTGAAACTTCTGGCGAAGGCTATAAGTATCGTGGTCGTGGTTACATTCAGCTTACTGGTAAAGATAACTATAAAGCCTTTGACTTGGTTGTTGCAGAAAATATCACAGAGAATCCGGATCTAGTAGCTACTAAGTATCCTCTACTTTCTGCGGCTTGGTTTTTCCATAAAAACGGTCTTCATAAGATTGCAGACAAAGGAGCAACTGATGCTGTAGTAACAGAAGTGACAAAAAGAGTAAACGGCGGAACTATCGGATTGCCAGACAGGCTAAAGCATTTCAAAGAATATCACGCTTTACTAGCCTAGACCACAAAGATATATTTTTTTACCTTAGCAATAAATGTGTAGATTCGCATAAAAAAAGATGAAAGACTTAGAAATTTTAAAAAGACTTATTGCCGAAGCCGAAGAAGAATCAGTAGAAACTACTGTTGACTCAGAGACTACACAGGTTAAGGAAAAACCTAAGAATGCAGCTTTTGAAAAGGATCCTATGGGATTCATATTAAAAAAGTATCATACTCTAAATGAAATCATGACTGAGCTCATGACCAAAGACTTCAGAGAGTTTGTCGATGCAATCTTTTACATAGCTCCAAAGCCAACCACTTTTAAGATTCAGCTACATAATGGACAAAGTTTTTTCATGACATATATGAAAGAAAATATATATGAAGCAATCATAAGTGGAAAAAGATACTATCTAGCTGGAATCGGAGAAAAAGAAAGATGTATGATGGCAATTGCAAGACTACTTAGATTCGGAACTCCATTAAAAACTAAAGGAGCAGAAGGAGCAGAAGAAGGAACAAGAGACGGAGATAACACAGGAATGGAAGGAGATTGGGCGGCAAATGGTGGAGCTGGTGGAGCGGCAATTGGTGGTGGTGAAGAAGAAATAGTTGGAGGCGAAGAAGAAACAAGTGGTGAAGAGTTGGCTGAGAATACAAGAATATTAGAGGCTATACTAAAAGAAGCTGCTAAACCAACTAGTGCTGCAAATAAACAAGCTATAAATGCATTAGTATCAAAATATCCTGATAAGTTTGAAGCGCAGTCAGCTAAAAATAGAATAGCGAATAAAACAAAAATGTCAGCCTCTGAGTTTGAAAAAATAATAAAAAAAGATTTAAAAGCAAAAAATATAAAGGTATATCCACCCAAATCTGGACAAAATGACAGTTCAAAATTCGATATGTTCCAATTTGATACGCAATTTGGACCAGCTGAACTATACTTAAGTGGTGGAGCAAGTGCTAATTTAGGAAGTAAATTTGAAAAAGAGTTAGTAAATAGAATAAAAGCTGTAGCAGGTTTAGATAAGAGCGAAATTAAAGATAAACCTGTATTGAAAATATTAGATGCTTTAAATATAAATCCTAAATTATTAAAGGCAGATAATATAGTTGCGGCTGGAGAAAAAGATACAAAAAGACCTTTAAATTTCAAAGGACCACAAGATAGAGGCGATAAAATATCTGATATTATAATTAATTATAAAGGTCGTCCATATTACTTGTCAATAAAAAATGTAAGTGGATCAGGAATTTATAATGGAGGAGTTATTCCTGGAATTGTTTATAATAAAGATAAGTCAAAAATAGTATTCAATAGTGATATTTTTGATTCTAATGCAAATATCAAAAAAATATTTGATATATTTGGAGCTGACCCTAAAAAAATAGTTAAAGGCTTAAATGATTATATCAATAAGTCTGGAAGCAATACAAAATTTGAAGAGACAAAAGGAAATTTAAACAGCATAAGTAAATTATTAGGATCAGCTATAGACTATGGATATTATTATATAAGAGAAATTCCTGGAGGAGATGTAAAAATATACAACATAGATTCTCCTGAAAAAGCTATGCAACTTTTAGGTACTCCAACTGGAACATTTATAAAGTATCCAAGTAAATCTACAAAAATTGCTACTTTTAGAGTTCCACTAGAGAATTCTGAATTAGGACTAAAAAGAGTAGATGTAAGTATTAGAAACGCCACTGGCGGAATAGATAAACCAGTGATAAAGATAAATCTATTTTAAAAAATGAACACCAAAAACAATTGGCTGTCTATATTCAAAATTATTCAGTATATTGCAGTAGTAATAATTGTATTATATTTTGCAATTCAATTATTAACTACAAATAGAGAGATCTCTATCAATTTTAAAGCTCAATTAGATAGCTTACAAAAAGTTACGGTCACTCTTCAAAAGCAACAAAAGTCTTACGATAGTACACTATTAATAGAACAAGAAAAGATAAAAGAGTTAGACTATCAAATAGACAATGTAAAAGAAAAAACTACAATAATAAAAGAATACTATCATGAACAAAGTAAAGCTGCTGATAGCTATACTCCTACTCAGCTCGACAGTTTTTTCGCAAAGCGTTACGGATACTAGTAAGTTACAATTAAGCTATCCGATAGCAAAAATGATCGTTAAAGATCTCGTTAAAGGAGATTCTGCTCTTGCGCTACTAAAAGTAAAAGAAGATCAATTAGCTCTTACTGAGAAAAAAGTCGTAGTTAAAGACAGTATTATAAGCCTATATAAGTCTAAAGAACTTAATTACCTTAGTCAAGTTAATAATGAAATGGCTAAAGTAGAAGGTTGGCAAAAGCAATATTCTGAGCTTTATAAACAACATAGAAAACTAAAAGTAAAATACAGGTTCACGCAAATATTGACTTACGCAATTGTTGGTGGACTTGGATACTTGTACATCACTAAGTAATGTCAGAACAACAAATTTCCATAAAAGATAAAGTAAAGGAAGAATTCGTAAGATGCGCTACCGATCCTGTCTACTTCATGAAGAAGTATTACATGATTCAGCATCCTCAAAGAGGTCGAATGCTCTTTAATCTCTATCCTTTTCAAGAGAAAGTGCTTAGATTATTTCAAGCAAATAAGTTTTCTGTCATAAACAAATCAAGACAGTTAGGTATCTCAACTCTTGTTTCTGCATATTCTTTATGGCTAATGCTATTCCAAAGAGATAAGAACGTTCTTGTAATTGCGACCACTCAGTCTACTGCAAAGAACATGGTAACTAAGGT